GGAGTATTCAGTCAACACTACGTATAATTACGTTCACTACAACTTGGATGATGTGTTTGGAACTGGGATCAACAGCATTGGTGAAGACCTGGCTGATGATTTGGCTCAGAACGGCACAGGGTCAAGTGTTTTGGACATCTCTGACTTCGGATAATAAGAGACCTTCGGGTCTCTTTTTTTGTCTAAATAATTAAAATATAACCAGGAAGCATGGCAAAAATCAGCGAGCTGAATGCTATCACAGCCATAACAGATAGTGATTTAATTATGATCACGGATGCTGAGACATCTGCATCTAAGAAAGTTACTTGGGCTAATGCCAAGTTGAGCATTAACAGTAAGTTAACCATCAAAGGTGACAGTGATGATAGTGTAAAACTTATACTTTCACAAGCCACTGATGCTTATGATGCTCCAGATCTAGTATTCAGAAAGGCCAGAGGATCACTATCTACCCCCACATCTGTGGGTAATAATGATGTTCAGATGAGAATCCACGCTTATGGATATGATGGAACTGAGTATGTTCAGGGCGGAAATATGGGTTTCATCAGCACTGATGCTGATGCCAATGGTAAGTTTGACCTAAAGACCAGAGTTTCTGATACACTAGCCACTAGAATATCTGTTAACTCTGATGGTGACACAAAGATCCATCAAGATTTGATACTGAATCCATCATCTTCTGTTACACCCCCCAGTAATGGTGATTTGATGATAGAAGCTACTAGTGACACCTCGCTCACATTTAAGTTTAAGGGTTCCGATGGAACTGTAAGATCCGTTGCTATCACACTAAGCTAATGATTACTAATTTCATTCGATTCGCCCGTCAAGTCAAAGAGTTAACTCTAAAGACTCTCTCAAGCAATGACCTCCTGATGGTTGTTGATAACAAAGGTGTTGCTAAGAAAGTTCACGCTTCTGACTTCTCTTCCCCCACCGCTCTTCAAATCGTTTTCGCTCACGTCAGTTTTGATGGTTCTGGTGGGAATAAGTTTGATGGATCTACAATCTCTAGTCATAACACCAAAAGTGTTACACGAGACTCCGAAGGTGTCTACACAATAGAATTTGATTCTGCTCACACCAGTGGTAATTATACTGTGGTTGCTTCCGCTGGTGGAGGAAACCATACTTCATCTGGTCGTTCGGTTTCGATCGATGCTTACACCGCCACTTCAGTAACAGTTAGAGTTGAAAGAACAGACACTGGGTCCCAACAGGATGAATCTTACATCGCTGTTGTGGTGTTGGGGTAAGTGATAAATAAAGATAAAGTACTAAACTAACGATGACTGTCTACACAAAAATTAGTGAGCTGCCAGCAGCAGGCAGTCTTACAGATGACGACGTTTTTATTCTAAACGACGCTTCTATTACTAGTAAACTGACTTATGTGAGTCTGAAAACTGCTCTTAGTTCTTATATTTCTTCCCAGAACCTTACCTTCTCTGGTACTATTTCTTTTCAGGGTACACCTACTGCACCAACAGCGGGTGCTGGAACCAACACCACTCAGATTGCAACCACAGAGTTTGTAACAACTGCCATTGCTACAAACGACACTTCTGATGTTAAGAGTGTTAACGGGAAAACGGGAACGGTTACAATTGATTCTTCAGACGTTGGTCTCGAAAACTGTGATAACACTTCTGATAATAATAAACCAATCTCAACTGCTCAAGCCAATGCCCTGGCAGTGAAATCTAATATTAACGATCCCACGTTTACTGGTACTCCAATTGCACCCACAGCAACTGTAGGAACCAACACCACTCAGATTGCAACCACAGAGTTTGTAACAACTGCAGTTAGTAGCGCAGGTGCCGGTGTGGTATCCTCTGTTAACACAAGAACTGGTGTTATTGTTCTAGATTCATCAGATGTTGGTCTTGGAAACTGTGACAACACTTCCGATCTTGATAAGCCTGTTTCTACGGCAACTCAAACTGCTCTGGGACTCAAGACTAATTCCAGTGATTTTGCTACTTTGAGTGGAAGGGTTACTACTAACGAAACAGATATTGGTGCAATTACAACTCCAGCTCTTTCTGCCGTCACTGCTGAAGGTGCAACCACTACAGACAATGTAAGTTTGGGTTACGAAATCACCTCTCAGGGTGATGGTACCAATGACGGTAGAATTAAACTGAATTGTTCCCAGAACTCTCATGGAGTAACTGTTCAGGGACCACCACATTCACAGAGCGCCACTTACACCATTATCCTTCCCGCAACAATTGGAACTGAGGGTGACATCTTTAAGATGGGTGCTGGTGGGCAAATGGATTATGCATCTGCTTCTGATTTGAGAACTGCTATGGGAATTAAGAGTGGAACAGATCAAGCTGGCGCCTCGGCGGCAACTGGTGAAATGTTCTATAATACCACAGACAGTGAATACCAGGTGGGCTCCTGATAAATAACTAAGATATAAGGGACTGGCATGTCAATTTCAAACCCAAGAAATCTTACAGAATTAAAGGAGTACATCAGGATTCGTCTTGGTGCTCCTGTTCTGGAGATTAACGTTTCTGATGAGCAGATGGATGTTGCCATCAATGATGGTTTTGCTTATTATTATGGAAGATCGCATTATAACGGAACAGAGAGAGTTTATCTTGGGTTGAGAATTGAACAACCCTTTATGGATTTCTTTGTCACAAAGAAATTAGACACAGTTACTCAATCCACAGAACCTGTTGTTTATGGTGAAGGATTTGTTGACACTGTTACACTAACTGCTGCTGGTTCTGGATATCCAATTCAATCTGGTACTAATGGGACACAGATTGGTGTTGCTACCACCACAACTTCAGGGTCAGGAACTGGTTTAACAGTTGACCTAGTTGCCGCAAGAACAACTCAACAGGGTCTGACTGGAGTTACAGTGAACCAAACTGGTTCGGGTTACGCTGTTGGTGACACCTTTACTATAAACGGTTATGACGCCTCTGCAGGAACACCAGCAACCTTTGAGGTTGCTACTATTAAAACCTCCTCTCCTATTAACGGAAAACAAACCTTTGAGTTCCAGAATAACTACCTCGTCTTACCAGACAGTGTTCTGAGTGTTGCTGGAATTACGAAGAGTCGTGGGTTTGGTGGATTTGGAGCCGCTGGTGGAATTCCAGGAATCGCAATGTTTAATCCTTTCCTCGCTGGAGGCGGTGGAATGGGAATGGGTGCCTGTGGTTCAATGGGTTATGATATGACAACCTATTACACTATGCGTCAATACATGGCAACCCTTGAGTTTATGATGTTCCCACCCATCTCTTATAACTTTAACCAGAGAACAAAGAGACTTTATATAAACTCAGATAATTTCAATGGTATTGGGGTTGGTGATTACCTTATGTTTGAAGTAACCACTTTCCCAGACCCTATCCAATTCCCTCAGATGTATTCTGACTTCTGGTTAAAAGAATATTGGGTGCAGCTGGTGAAGTATCAGTGGGGAAGTAACCTGACGAAGTATACTCAAGTCCAACTGCCCGGTGGAATTACATTGAATGGTGAAGCAATTAAACAAGAAGCGAAACAAGAATTGGATCAAATGAGGCAAAGGTTCTCTATGGATGCAGCAGATCCTCCACTTGATCTTGTAGGTTAGTACTGATGCCTTACACAAACAGTTTCTTTTCTAACACAACAGGTTACACCACTGAGGTTAATCTGATTGATGATTTGTGTCGCGAACAAATCAAGATTTATGGCATTGACATTATGTACATGCCACGTAAGATGTTGAATTATGATAAACTCCTCCACGAGAGTTCCAAAACAGCATTTGAAGTTGCTCTTCCGATGCCTGTTTACATCAAAACTTTTGATGGTTATGATCAAGGAATGGAGCTCCTCACTAAGTTTGGTGTAAGGAGTTCAGATGAAATTACCTTTGTGATGTCCAGAAGTGAGTTCACCACTTATTATGCCCCATTCCTCAAAGAATATTATGAGAGCATCAATGGTGGTGGAGAATTAAATTCTAATGAGGGACAAACAGATGCAAGACCAAAAGAAGGTGATTTGATTTACTTCCCATTTGACGATGGTATCTTTGAAATTAAATATGTGATGTTTGATCAACCCTTCTTCCAGTTGGGCAATGGTTACACTTTTGAGATGCGTTGTGAGAAGTTTGAATACTCTGGTGAAGAATTCTCCACTGGTGTTGTTAGGATTGATGATGTGATTGACAATACAAGATATTACACTCGTGAGTTTACCTTAGAGAGTGGAGGAACTGGAACATTCGAAGAACTGGAAACTGTGAAGATTTATAACTTAAAAGACAATCCAATTGCAACAAATCCAGATGGGAATGTTATAACTGGAGAGGATGATGAAATTCTCTCAGTAGAACAAAAAGAATTCAGGATGTATATCAGTCCTGGTCTCTTGGAGGATGTACCTTTTGTAACTGCAACCATTACTAAGTGGGACAAACCAGGATTGAAATTAACACTTACTCAATTCTCCAATGAGGATCCAACACAACAGGATCCCACTAATGATGATGTAGATGTTGATAGGTTAGAGGAGTGTTTAATTATTGGACAAACCAGTAGTGCCAATTGGAAATCTACATCTTCTGATTTGGCAAATGAGACTTTCAATGATGATACTACCATTCAGGAAGAATTTGATGAAATTAAAATTATTGACCCTGCTGATACATCACCTTTCGGTTTCATCTAAATAATATCGTAGATGAGGATTAAACTTTGTTAGGTCAATACTATTATCACTCAATCTTTCGGAAGTCAATTATTGCCTTTGGGACAATCTTTAATAACATTGTTATTAAGAGAAAGAAGAGTGCAACTCAGTTAGAAAGTCTGAAGTGTCCTATTAAATATGGACCTACTCAGAAATTTCTGGCGATTATTGCTGCTGAACCATCCACACAAAGAGATCAGACTCAGATTTCTCTTCCTATGATGTCCTTTGAAATTAAAGGACTCTCTTATGATGGATCAAGAAAGTTAGTTCCAACTCAATTTGCTAAGATTGTTCCTGCAACTGGAACAGATAAAGAAGGAAAACCAGTACAATACTCTCAGTTTCTTCCAGTACCTTATAATCTGAATATGGAGATGTCAATCATCGCCAAGAATCAAGATGATGGTCTTCAGGTCCTGGAACAGATTCTCCCCAACTTTCATCCTTCTTTGAATGTTTCCATTGAAGTGATTGAAGAAACTAAAGAAGAAAGAGACATCGCGATTGTTTTGGATAGTGTTGCTTATTCAGATGATTATG